GTCTTTGCTTATTCGGATAACATTTTCAATACCTTTAAGAAAGAAGCACAGAAAGAAGTCAACTATCTCGTGAAAGAGTTTGAGTGTAAGAAATCTGCTGATGCTTATGCTCGCTCTGGTACTTCACGAACTGGTGTTCTGGACACCAGTAAACTTCATACTTATAAATTTAACGAAGATCTTTTCAAGAAAGTTACTGTTCTGCCTGATGGTAAGAACCATGGCATGATCTTCATTCTTGACTGGTCTGGATCTATGTCCAACTATCTTAAGGATACAGTCAAGCAATTGCTGTCCCTGGTGTGGTTCTGTCGCAAAGTACAGATCCCGTTTGAAGTATATGCTTTTACTTACGAGTGGAGTGATGCTTTCCTCAATGAAGAAGATTATCAAAAGTTTGCTGCAGAGGATTACGATGATCCAAATCTAAAAGCAAAGCGAGCTCAAAATCAGATGACGATTCATAAGAGATTCAATCTTTTGAATCTGCTGTCATCCCGATGCAATACCAAGTCGTTTGAGATTCAAACTCGCAATCTCTATCGCATTGCACACTTCATGTCATTCTATAATGTTTCTTCTCCTCCTGGATTGGATCTTTCTGGAACTCCTTTGAACGAAACCATTATTAGTCTCCATAAAATCATTCCTCAATTCAAGAAGACTGCTGACGTACAGAAAGTCAACTGTGTTATCTTGACTGATGGTGAGTCTAATGGCATCTCTTACGATCAATCTATCAGGGAAGGTGGTAAGCATTCTTTCTGGGGTCATCGTCACATCGGTAACGAGTGTCGTCTTCGTGATCGTAAAACTGGCAACGTTTATAGAAATTTCCAAAACAATTATAACGATAGTGTGACCACAATTTTGCTTGAGAACCTTTGTGATAACTATCCCGAAGTAAATGTTCTTGGTTTTCGTATCCTGACTGGTAGTGATTTTTCCTATCTATATCGTAATACATATTATGAACCGTCTGATACAATCATCAAGCAATGGCGTAAAGACAAGTCTTTTGTCATGCCCAACAAACTTGGATATGATTCTCTGTATTTGATTGCATCCACTGCAGTGACTCAATCTACAGAATTCAACGTTGACGATAACGCTAGTAAGGCACAGATCACCAAGGCATTCAAGACCATGCTGAAGTCCAAGAGAACCAATAAAAAAGTTCTCTCCTCTTTCATTGAAATGGTCGCCTGACAAACTGTCCATCGCCCCTGATATCAGGGGCATCATGCCCTATAATAAGTTCATCAACGCAAGAGACCAATGCCTCGCACCGCTAACATCGACCACACTCAACTGACCCAGTTTCTTCTGGATCACTCTGGTAATGAGTTTGGTAGTCAAGCAGTCCTTGCTGCTGCCGACGAGTTCAATGTTTCTTATCCCACTATTTGTAAGCGACTAGAGCAGTACAAAGTTGGGTATGGCAAGTGGAACTTGACTGTACAAGAAAAACTCGAACAAACTTATCAAGCACCCGCTGCTGCTCCTGCTGTCCAAGAATCTATTCAACAAGATCTTATCCCACAGAAAGATGATACCTTCGTCCAGTTTGGTGACTTTGCAGATATTAAAAAAATTATTAAGTCCCGTCTCTTCTACCCTACGTTTATCACGGGTCTCTCGGGCAATGGCAAAACGTTTGGTGTTGAACAAGCGTGTGCCCAACTCGGGCGAGAACTGATCCGAGTCAACATCACTATCGAAACTGATGAAGACGATCTTATTGGCGGTTTCCGTTTGGTTGACGGTGCTACTGTCTGGCACAATGGTCCTGTCATTGAAGCTCTTGAGCGAGGTGCTGTCCTCCTTCTGGATGAGGTGGATCTGGCGTCCAACAAAATCCTGTGTCTCCAATCTATCCTTGAAGGTAAGGGTGTCTATTTGAAGAAGATCGGTAAGTTTGTACAACCTGCCGAAGGATTCAATGTCGTTGCCACTGCCAATACCAAGGGCAAGGGTTCTGACGACGGTCGCTTCATCGGCACCAACGTTCTGAACGAAGCATTCCTTGAACGTTTCTGTGTTACCTTCGAGCAAGAGTATCCTTCTCCTGCAACCGAAGCAAAGATCCTGTCTAAACTGTGTGCGGATGACGAATTCGTTACCAAACTGGTAGACTGGGCAGACATCATCCGCAAGACCTTCCGTGATGGTGGTATCGATGAGGTGATCAGCACACGTCGCTTGGTTCATATTGTCCAAGCACACAAAATCTTCGGCAAGCGTTTGAAGGCAATTGAAGTTTGCACTAATCGCTTCGACGAAGAAACCAAAACTTCCTTTATTGAACTTTACGACAAAATTGATGAAAATGTGGAGCAGAACGAAGAGTGATTACGTGGGACACGTTGCCATCCTTGAGGGTGGCAAGTCCGTTAAAATCATTGGTGGATCTGGAGACAAAATTTATGTGAAAGATCTTGACGGATCCACTCATGAGTGTTATCATAGAGAACTGAAGTACATCTATCAGGCATGACTTTCAAATATAATGAAGACGCTCTCTTACAAGAGCTACGTGATTACATTGCAGGAACTTACAACCAACACTATTCTTCTGGTAATGATGCGATTCAGACACTAGATTTGATTGAAGCAGTTGGGGATGCTGAAGCATTCTGTCGCAGCAACATCCTCAAGTATGCTTCACGATATGACAAGAAAGGCACTGCTCGTCGGGACATCGTAAAGATCCTGCACTACGCACTGCTTCTTCTACACTTCAGCGACAAAACTAACACCCGTGAGGAGTATCCTAATCGATGAGTAAACTGATTTTATCTCAAGACACTAACCAGATCCTAAAGAACTTTGCTACAATCAATAGTTCTATCATGATCAAAACTGGTAATGTCCTGAAGACAATCAGTGTTGGTGAGAACTTGATTGCCGAGTTCAAATGTGAGGAATCATTCCCTCAATCTTTTGGTATTTACGATTTATCTGAATTCTTGGCAGGTATGAGTCTTTTTGACACACCTGTGCTTGAGTTTAATGATGCGAATTTTGTTCACATCATTGGAAATGGAAGGAAAGCAAAGTATTTCTTCTCCAATCCAGAGATCACTCTAAAGGCAGCACCTGATCGAGAGATCAAATTCCCTGGTGCTGATATTGAATTCAATATTTCTGCCGAAGATATCAAAGCACTCAAGACTGCTAGCACTGTTTATAGTCTTCCTGACATTTCATTCTGTTCTGATGAGAACAGTAAGATCACTGTCAAACTATTCAATGTTGAAGATGAAACTGGAAGTGTTTATGAACAAGACGTAGTGGGCAACGCTACAGGTGAATGTCAAATTAACATGAAGATGGAAAATCTTCGTTTGCATACTGGTGACTATCATGTCAAAATTTCTGCTGTAGGAATCAGTCTCTGGCAACACCAAAAACTTGATCTGAAATACTTTATTGCATGTGAGCCTTGATGGACAAAAAATTTTTATGGGTGGAAGAGTATCGTCCTCACAAGATTGACGACTGTATTCTTCCTGTGAATATTCTCAACGTGTTCAAAGGTTTTGTTGAACAGGGTGAACTTCCCAACCTGCTGCTCCCTGGCACTGCAGGTATCGGCAAAACAACCGTTGCGAAAGCATTGTGTGAGGAGATTGGTGCCTCGTACATCGTCATCAATGGTAGTGACGAAGGTCGCTTCCTAGACACCATCAGACAGAAGGTTAGAACCTTTGCCAGCACTGTCTCTCTTGCCTCTAGCAGCGCCCACAAGGTCGTTATCATCGATGAGGCAGACAACACCACCCAGGACGTTCAACTGTCCTTGAGGACCGCTATCGAAGAGTTCCACACTAACTGTCGGTTCATCTTCACCTGCAATTTTCCTAACAAGATCATTGAACCACTGCATTCTCGATGCACTGTTGTTGATTTTAGGATCAAGAACGAGGAGAAGATGAAGATGCAAGGCAAGTTCTTCAAGCGTCTCAAGTATATCCTCGAACAAAATGGGGTGAAGCATGACGAAAAGGTTCTTGTCAAGCTTATTCAACGATACTATCCTGACTGGCGTCGTTTGTTGAATGAGTGTCAGCGCCATGCTGCTGGTGGTGAGATCAATGTAGACATCCTTGTAGATATCGCTGATATCAATCTGGATGACCTTGTGAAAGCAATGAAGAACAAGGAGTTTACCACGATCAAACGATGGGTTACTGAAAACATCGACAATGATCCCAACATTGTCATGCGTAAGATCTACAATGTTCTTTACGAGAATGTCAAACCCAAATATATTCCAGAGGCAGTGTTGATTCTTGCCAAGTATCAATATCAAATTGCCTTTGTTGCTGACCAGGAGATCAACTTGCTTGCATGTTTGACTGAAGTTATGTTGGGGTGTGAATTTAAATGATCACCACACTCAAGAATTATCGGACAGATGCATATCTTCAGTTAAAGGAGACCATTATGGCTCCACATTTTCCATGGAATTTCTATGGAACAACCACTGACAATGAAGATGACCTGTCCCTAATGTCTCACCCTTTCTTGGCGAGACCAGGGCAGGAGAATCCATATACTAAAACATTGAGTCAGCATATGCCCCATGCGGCATTTGTTTGCCAACAAATTTTGGGTATGAATGAGATAGAAATTCATATGTTCTATCGCATCGCTGTCAATTTGGTTTTTGATACTGAAGGTGTTAGTGCCAAACACACTGACCACCCATATCCACACGAGAATCTGATTGTCTATCTAAATGAGTTTGACAAAGGCAGAACTTTGGTGTATGATGGGGACGATAATGAATATGCTGTAGATCCTGAAGAAGATAAAGCTGTTATCTTCAATGGTTCTTGCGAGCATTGCCATGAAGCTTCTTCTAATGGGAGAAGAATTGCCCTTATTGCTACCTTTTTAAGAGATGAGTGAAACTGTACTGATGCGTCTGTATTCTGGTGAGGATGTTCTTACCACCATTGCAGAAGAAACTGATGATGCTTATCAATGTGAGAACATTGTAGTTGCTGTGCCTCTGGAACGTGGGCAACTGTCCTTTGCTCCATGGGCACCAATCGCCAAAGAAGGAATCCCCATCAGGATTGCCAAAGACTATATTGTATACGTTACTGAACCCAACCCTGACCTGGCAGAGCAGTACAATGGACTCTTCAATAAAATTATTGCCCCTCAAAAGAAACTAGTTCTGTGATAATGAATGTACCTACTAACGAAGAACTTGTACATCTCAAGATTCAAGCAGCACTGCGAGAGCATGTGTTTGATGAAGACCAGATGAAATATCTTGGGGAACGAGCAGGACATCACTGGTATCTGGTTGCTGGTGAACATGAAGTATCTGCTGATTGTATTGAAGAATTTGAATGTGTTGGAGAAGTCGATGAAGAAGACTACACCTGAAAACGTAGGGGAAGCAAACGAAGGATTGTTTCGTGCTACAATGAATCTACCTGAAGCTGCTGCCCATTGTGGTATGACGCACAAGGAGATGAAACTAACTTTTTGGGAATACCTTAAATATCATGCCACAGACTATGAAATCCCTGAAGACTCCTCTTCGCTATCCAGGGGGGAAAAGCAGGGCGGTAAGCAAACTGTTCCAATTCCTCC